TGGATTTTTCAAACAGCTCTAAGTATTCTGGTTTGAGTCTGCTGTAAAGACTTTTGTAAGACATTTGTTTTTGTTTTACCCAAAGTTATTAAAAAAAAAGAAATAAACAAAATATAAACAAAAAAAAAGTCCACTTAACCAAAAGCAGACTTTTAAAAACAATCTAAACAAAAACTTAAAAAAATTATTTTACACAAATATAAACATAAAAAACTAATTACTAAAACTATCAACTAAACTTTTATAGTGATCTATTAACTCAATAAGTTCAAAATCTGCTTGTTTTATTAACTGTCTTGACTTCTGGAGTAATTCATCTGCCTTATCATACCCAAACTCTTTATTTAAGTTCTGAGCAAATATATATTGCTGGCCGTATCGATGGCAGTTACAAGCATAGCACTGAGGCCTACAGTTGTCCTCATCCCAGCGTAATATTCTAGAAGCCCTACTTATAAAGTGGCCGTTTTGCATACCTTGACCTTTCCAATACGCTTTTTTTTCACAGGTATAACACTTTACTATTCCGTTTTCGTCAGCATATTTTCTCCTTATATACTCACTAAACACCGCATCCAGCTTCTTAATGAGATTCTTACGAGATATTTTTCTTGGCATTTGAATAGACCCCCTATGTCATTATTTTTATAACTTTACTTGTAGTTTTTTAACTATTTCTTTTGTTTTTTTTATATATCTGCTTTTTCTGTAGTAACAGTTTTTTTAATAAAAAATCGAAAGTTATTAATAAAATCTTAAATAAAAAAATTTTAGTTTTACTTTTTCCAGTTCTGAGTTATTTTCTCAGCAGAACGCATCCCAAAATAACCTCCATAAACAAGCAACAAAAGAGATGACAGTAAGTCTATCCAATTAGGGTCTATTTTAAAGCCTTCTAAGGAACTATCTAGAATAATATATACAAATAGGGTAGCCGTCAAAAAAGCAAGCGTTAGAGGTCTTATATTGCGCGTTAAATAGCTTTCTGTTTGATTGTCGCTTACCCACCTTTTTGTGGTCTCTTCTATTTCTTTGGCTTGTTGATCGTAGATTAATTGTTGAAGTTTTATTTTGTCATCTATAGAAATACCAGACTTTGTAATTTTCTCAATAGCATCTTTAGGGGATACTACTCCCTCTAAGACCTCCCCTAGTGCTGGATTGATGACCTTTGCAGCCCCTAGAAGTAGTTTGCCTACGGTTGTATCTTTGAACTTCTTTTTAGGCATACCATCTACTTTTTGTTTTTCTTATATCGTAGTGAACAAAAGTCTTGTAAAGTCCTAGACCGCCTTGTAGCATTTGCCCTAAATCTATTAAGTCCTCTATAATTCTAAAGACTTCTGCTGGTTTTAAACTCTCTATTGTGATGTCTGCTGCTTGGCCTAGTAAGTGTCTTGAGTTTGGCACTCCCCCTATATCTCTGTTGTGTGCCTCTGACCTATAACCGCTGTTAATTGTTATTGCCCTACCTGTGTAGTCTCTTAGTATTTGCAACTGCCCAGATAGTTTTATGATATTCTCGTAGACATCTAAAGGCATTTCGTACCCTTTGCACTCAAACTCTTTTAACTTAAAGTTTTTTGTTATTTGCATTTTTCTTTTTATAGGTCTCGTAAATCTTTTGAAAGGTGTAAACAATAGAAGCTAGTAAAAGTAAGATCTTTAAGCTGTTTTCAATAGCAGTAAAACTTATCCCTAAAGTAAAAAGGTTCAGTAAATAGAGTCTGAGGTCTTGGATGTTCATAGCATTAGATTTTTTAGTAAGCCGTTCCACTTACTTATTAAATAGTATTGTAGGGCCTCTAGCTGGTCTGCTAAGTATCTGAGTAGTCGTACCATTACATTTTATTTTCTTGATAGTCTACACCGTAAAAGCTGTGTACTCCTTGTCCCTCTACGGTAACCGCAGCAGACTTCCAACCGTAGGGGTGTTCTTCCAAACCAGCCCACATTACGTCAATGTGATACTTAGGGCTAAAGACTGCCTCCTTTATTACTTCGTCTCCGTCAAGAACTGGTTTCTGTATAATTATATGTCCAAGTTTCACTATAGAGTGTTTGTGAGTTGGGTACTCGTTGCCGTCCTCGTCTGTTTCTACGCCAAGAGACTTTATCTTGCTCTCGGCGGTTTTTTTGTCCGAAAATTCGTATTTACCTATTTTCATTGTTATGATGTTAAACTTATTAATTGTGCATCTGTTAAAAACTCTTTATATACTGCAACAGTTTTTACTTTGCCTTCAAACTGTTGACCTGTTCCAGTAATTCCGCTATTTAATGACAAACTTGTAAAAGTATCAGCAGACAAGACATTTCCGCTTGTGTCAGTTCCTACTTTTACGCCATTTACAAATAAAGAAAAATCGTCTTGTTTGTATCTAAAGGCTATTTTTGAGAATTGTGTTCTATCTGCAACATCAAATTGTATTTGACATTGAAAATTTCCTGCATTTCTATATCTTCCTAAAATTCTATTACTTGTTGGGTTGTATTGAATAGAAGCAATGTTTTGTCCATTACTGCCTATTGATATAGCTCTATTGTTATCTCCGTCAGTAAGACAAGCGGTTTCTGTATATAAAACTCCTTCAACTGTATTAATAAGACTTGTATCTCCAGCGCTGATTGCAAGGTCTTGATTTCTTGTAACAGGACTGCCACTTGTGGGGATGTATGATGTCGCAAAGGATTGTGCTTCTTCTTGTGGATGGCAAATTATAATAGAAAATCCACCGCTAGAAGTTCCTTGGGACGGCCTTAATTTTAAAGTAAAAGCTTCTCCAGAAGATTTTGTTACTGTTGCCTCATATCTAACAAACTCTGTTGAATTTACTACTAAATTTTGAGAACTACTGGCCCTGAATCTTAATGTTTTAGAACCACTTTGAACAAGTTTTGCATAAATACTAATGGTTGAAGTTCCAGAAGTTATTGATGAAGTTGTTTGCCCAAAGCGAATTGCAACATTTTCAGCATCAGCAGGAAAGTCTACTTGAACAGCGTTTGTGCCGCCAAACATATCTGTTTTACCAGTTGTTATTGTTCCTGCGCTTCCGCTTCCAAATTCAACATAACTCCAAGATGATGTGTTTTCTGAATTTTCGCAGACATTAGTTGAGGCTGGTTCTAATAAAATTTGCCCAGTACCGCCAGTAAAATCAATCCTTGGCAAACCACTTGCTACAGACTCTATAAGACCGTTTGAGTTTACTCTTGTAGCTGTAGTTGCTCTTGTAAAAGTAAAGTCCCCAGTCGTAGTGTTTGGCTTTATGTTATGAAGTTTGCCGTCACTTGTAGCCGTAGGCGTTAGTAAGATACTTGCTTTGGTTAATAAATTGCTCATAGTACGTCTTGTATTTCAGTTAGTAAATCCAAAGAACCGTCAAAGTTTTCAAAGTTTGTAACTCTTATAAATAATTGGTTTAGTAAGGAAGGTGCTAAGTATGTATCTCCGTACCCTATATCATTGTTTACAGCAGTTCCAAAATTACTCTGTTTGTAAATTTCTCCGTAGCTCATATCATTATAACTTTTTTAATTTTACCAGCACTTACAGTATAAGTAGAAGGTATGCTTGTTATTTCGTTTGTTGTATCGTCTGAAAATGTCTCAGTAATTTTTACCACTCCGCTAGGGGTTGTAACGCTGCAAACATCCGCATTTCTTGTAGCCGTTCCGCTAGTTGTTTTTATGTAACTAGAAAGACTTGACCCCTCTTCTACTTGACATCCCCACAAATAAACAAAAGCAGTCGTACTAGTGTCCGTATCGTCTACGTCCCCTGTCGTACCCCTTGGGCTAAATACTGTTGTTATTGTTGCTGCGGTGTCTGTATTGTAAACAATAGAAAGTCTATACCAACCACTGCCGTAGTTTTCAACCTTTGAACTTGTTACAGTAAAGCCGCTTCCGTCTGCACTTGTTGTAAAAGTGTTTGTGCTGAATTGGTAGACTCCGTTTACTTGGTTAAGTCCTGACCCTTGCGCTCTCATAGCGAAAAAATCCCCTTCCCCTTGTTTTACAAAAACAGAGGTGCAAGCATCTAAAGCACTTGAGGCACTTTTGTTTGCATTGTCAGAAAGAAAGTTGTTTGTGTTTGTAGTCGAACCCCTTTGTATTTTGTCTGCTGTCATTTCTCCAGTAGGTGCGGTTACTTGGTCTGCTGTTACTGTGATGTCTGCTTGTTTGACCCAAGCTGCATTACTAAACTCCTCAGACCTTATCTGTCTGTTTGTTCTCAAAGCCTCAATGTGTAAACTAGGACAATTTGTGTTAAGCCAAGTAAGCCTCGCAATATCGTCTGTAGAAGCCCCTATAGTTTCAATAAGGCCGTCCTCTCTTACCCTTGTACCAGCCCCAGCCCTTACAAAAGCAAAGTCCTTAGTACCGTCACTAGGTATAATACTATAAACCTTGTCGGCTTTGTAGCCGCTAGGTATTAAAGCTAAGATAGGGTTACTCATTGTTTTTTGGTTTTTCTTTTATCTCTTCCTTTTTCAAAGTTTCAATAATGTATTTTTTTAGTTTAGTAAGGTTCGTTTCTTTTACTTTATACTTCATAAAACCCAGCCTTTAAAGGTTGTGTCTGTATCGGGGTGTATATCGTTGTCAGTGTTTGAATTGTACTCTGGAAATAAATCCGTATTAAACTGCAAATAGTCTACTAAGCGAGTTGAGTAATAGTTTGCGTATTCTCTTGCTTTGTCTACTAGATAGTCCACCTCGTTTTTATTTACTGTTTCTGCTGTTTCACTTGACCCCTTAAACACTCCACCGTTTTTAATACTGTAAGCCGCGAATGGGATATAGTTCATTTGAGCAAACCAGATAAGCGTTGGTTGTACATAAGTATTAACTAAGGTTAAATAATTACCAGTTAAACCAGTACCCCCACCAGCACCGCTTGTAATATCAGCACTTATCTTATTATAAAGGTCTGTTCCTAAAAGGTTTTGTATGTCTATTTGTTGGGCTACCTTAATAAACTGTATAAATTTGTCAGTATCTACGTTGCCGTCTAAGATAGAGTTTTTTACAAGGTCTGTTCTATTTATAAAAAGTGCTGTTGCCATTAGTTCTTAAATCCTATTTTGTTCCAATATTCCGCTGTATAACCTTTGTATTTCATATCTTTGGGGGCTACAGGTACCTTTTGAGCGTTTGCCTCTGGTTTAAACCCTCTTGACCTTGCCTCTGTGGTAGTGATTGCATCCCCTAAACTCTTAGCACCGTCCTTGCGAACGTAAGTTTTTCTAAGCCATTTGTGCTGGCATCTAGCACCGCCTTTATAAAGCCAGATTGAGTAAGTATCGCTACCACCTTTGCCAAAGCCTCTATTTACAGCCTTTGTAGTCATAGCTTGTATATCCTCTTTGCGGTAAACCTTTTTTGCGTTTACCATCTTTATGCAAAAAGGTCTTGAATTCTTACTGTATCGCTGTGGGCTGTACATATACCGTACTAAAAAAGTATTGCCCTCTTCTGTACTTTGTTTGCTTGTTCCGTCTTGGTCGCTCTTAGTATAGGGCTTTGCGCTGCCAGTGCTTACAAACTCCCAGATTTTAGCAAGTGTGCTTTTTTCTTTTTCCTCAGTATTTGGTTTGTTTAAGTCTGTTATTACCTCGTCTAAGCCATCCTCTTGGTCGTAGTCTACCTCTCGCTCATCCATTACGTCAAAGTCGCTTAGAAGCTCTGATTCGTCCTCTCCTAAGTCTATTAAGGCGTCTGCTATTTCACTCCCCAAGTCTGCTGGTAAGTCCTTTGAAAGTTTTACTCCAGTCTCTTCCTCTTTTGTCTCTTCGTCCTCAACGTTTTCAAGGTCTGTAAATTCTAGCGGCTGTAAGGTCTTAAAGTATAGTTTTAAGGCTATATTGTTAAAAGCTAGTATAGAATCAAATGCATCTATTAAAAGGTGCTGAAAAGGTCTAATAACGGTGTTATCCATTAATATACTAGCGGTTTGCAATTCGTCTGCGTTATTACCTAGACCAGTGCTGTCTTTGATTCCTAAAAGCATAGGGCTAACAATTCGGTGGGCTACCATTATTTTTTTACCGCTCTCGTCTGACAAGAATTGGTATTGATTGTGGGCGTCACTTAATTGAATAGGCTCTATTTGTGCTGCGCTTTCAGCATTGTCGTTAAAAGCTAGAATAAACTTACCAGCGTTACTTGAACCGCTAAACTTCTGGTAAATACGATTCTCTAACATTTGACGTTCCTCAGCGTTAGGAGTGCCATTATTGAAATTGATGAGCATTGACGGAGCCAACCCATTAAGGATATTGTTTAAGTGATAGTTGCTTATCTCCTCTTCGAGTTCTGCATATTGCAGCCCCCCTTGGTAGTCTGGGCTTGAATAATACTTATAACCAGCTCTGTAAGGTTTGACGTAAACTATCTCGATATTTTCGTTCGAATACCCAAAGGCTGGGATTCTTTTAAGTTCTGTTCTTGTTGTTACCTTTTGCCAGTTATCAGAATAGTAATAAGCGGCTATCTCCCCTTTTTCGTTGCATTTCTCAGCCCTTAGATTCTCTACAGGAATATGCTCTACTTGTGCTATTGTTTTTCTGTCCTTTGAGTAAATCACTTGCATAGAACATTGACCCATAAGTTTAAGGTCATAGCATAGTTTTCTAACACAGTCTTTATTAAACAAGGCTACCATCTGAGCGTATTGCTCTGGCTTTTTGCTAGAGTCTAAGGCGTCTAAGCCTTTGCCGTAAATCATTTGACTAACACCGTTAATTATAGCGTTATTGGTAGGGCTGCCGTTGTATCTGTCTATAAGATATTGAAAGTAGTTGTTATCACTTCCGTAAGCCACAAACTTCTTATTAGATTTCTCAATAATCTCTGGGCTTGTATAGCTGCTTAAATTAACTATCCGTAAATCGTTCATAAAATTATATAATCGTTATCAAAGCTATCCTCTGTGTTATATTCTCCACTATTAACAGAATAGTAATTGTTGTTTGT